TGGCGTGCGGGCCCTAGACCTGCCCCACACCGGACTGGTAGCACCACGCCGGTGCCACCTTGGCGATGTCGGACGCCATGCCGGTGGCCGCCCGGATGTACGCCCAGACCGAGACGGTCACGCACGCGGTGTCGCGGTAGACCACCGGCTGTGGGCCGTCGCTGGGCCAGAGGAACGTGGCCTCTCGGATCAGCTCGCCCCCGATGCCCTTGGTGCCCGGCGTGCCGCTGTTCCACGAGTCGATCAGCAGGCTGTCGTTGGGGCCGGTGCCACGACCCGCGGGCAGCTTGCCTCGGTTCCACCTGATCTCGAACTCGCCGATCGCGGTGTTGCTCACGACCGACTCCTGCACCGCCCAGCGCACGCCGATGTTCACCTGCTGCGCCAGCGGCTTGAAGGTCGCGCAATAGGCGACCAGCAGCGCGTAGCCCGCGGTGCCGAGGTACGGGGTCATCGGGTAGCACGGCTCGTGCACGTGCGGCAGCGCGAGACCCCAGCCCTGGCCCGCGAGGTCGGAGCCCAGGACGTTGTTCCCCAGCGCGTCGGTCGACCGCGCCATGCCGAACAAGGTCTGTCTGGTTTCCGACGCCTGATCCTCGTTGCGGCGCGTGCGGTCCGCGGAGTTGTAGCTCCGCGACGGCACACCGGGGAAGGGGGCGGAGGGCAGCGTCATGACACCACCGCGCTGATCAGCTGAAGCTCCAAGGCGAGATCCTCCAGGGTCACGAGGTCGGCACCGATGATCCGCGCCCAGTACACGCCGTCCGGAACGCCGATGTAGCCCTTCACCTGGAACCGACCGAGGTCGCCGAGCGCCCACTCGGCCAGCCGCGGGCCGTCCCCTTGGCGAGGGTTGACGCGCACGGTAGCGGTCACGAGCTTGGTCCCGCCGTGGAAGGCGTTGAAGTTGCCGTCGGCGAACCCCGTCAGCGTCGCCTGGTCGGCTACCGAGGTGTGGCTGGTGTCCAGGTCCATCAGCAGCGGCCAGCCCTGGGCCGCGAGCGCGTTGGGGCCGAACGCGGCGTTCGCCGAACCGAACAGGAACGTGTCGCCCGACGAGCTGCCGGGCACGATGTACAGGTCGGCCACCCGGTCCCCGCCGCCGACGGGTCGCGCGGTCACCAGCGTGCGGTTGGACACCCACTCGTGCGCTCGGTCCTGGCGGCCCAGGTAGGGCGAGCCGATGTCGCAGCGCCATCGAACCTGGGTGCGCTGGCGCGCGTCGGTGAAGTACGGCCGAAAGTCGACTTCCACGCCGTCGTCGTCGTCGGTCTGGTCCTTGATGATCTCGCCGATGAACGAGAACTTCCCCCACAGGTAGAGCCCGCCCACGCCGACCTTGCCGTCCAGCGCGGGCACGTCGATCGGCAGGTCTCCGTTGAGCTGGGCCATGTCGTCGTTCAGCAGGCGCACCACGACGTCGTGCCGAGAGATGCCGCGGTAGTCGCGGGTGAAGACCAGCACGCGCTTGCGGTTGAACAGCAACCACATGCCGCCCGCGGTGAAGCTCCAGCGCTCCTCTTCCGGATCGTATTCCGGGTTCTCGCTGATCGGCCCGCACTGGATGATCTCGGCGTCGTAGGCGACACCGATCCCGTAGCGCCACGGCGTCAGGAACGGGGTGATCTCGTCGCGGTCGAAAAACGCCGTCATCGGCACGTCGATCGAGAGCGGACCCTCGGTGTTGATCCGCTTGCCGGTACGCGGCAGGCTGGAGAACGGTAGTCCTTTGTAGACCACCTTCCCGGTACGAATGTCGACGATGAACGCCCAGAGACCGTCCATCACGCCGCCGGTACCACTTCGGTGTATAGCTCGGAAATGTTGGCGAGCAGTCCGAGCTGGGAGCCGCCGCCGAGCCGCCGGGCACACAGCACGATCGTGCTGGCACCGGTCAGCACGGCGGTCGGCCGCTGGCTCATGCTGATCTGCCGCTCGCGGTTCACCGAGCCGCCGGTGCCGTTGACCGACCAGAGCGGGTCGAGTCCACGCAAGCCGACCTGCGTCCCCGCCGTGTTGGTCATCCGGATCGTGGATTCCATCGTGGCCCCGGCGTCGGAGTCACAGCCGATCGTGGCCCCGACGAACACGCGGTAGGGGAACCCCGGATCGGCGATGGTCTTGGTCAGTACGGTCGTGATCGTGTTCACGCCCAGGATGGACGACACCGGACCGACCACAGTGGACAGCATGATCGGCTGGGTGCCACGCCACGTCGTTCCGTCCCAGCGGTCGACCAGCACCGGGTACTCCCCGGAGGGTTGGCGGATGCGCTCCTCACCGTACTGGTACCCGGTGTCGGAGCTGAGGTTGACCACGTCCCAGGGGAACAGCATCCGCGGCACGCCGGGCAGCCCGGTCCCCCGACGGACGTCGGTGATCTTGGACTGGATCACCACGTTGTCGTTCGTGGCTCGCGCGACGAAAGCCAGCGGCAGGTAGCCGTCCGGCGTCGCGGGCGGTGCTCCGGCGGTGCCAGGCGTACCGCTGAAGTTCAGCGCCCCCAGCGCGCCGCTGAGCACCTGAATGTAGGGGCCCTGAAGTGGCGCGAGTGCGGAGTCCGCGGCGATGTTGGTGTCGACGATGCGGGCGAACACCCCGTCGTAGCGGGAGTTCGAGCCGGACGCGGCGGGGAAGGTGATGGGGATCGTGCTCTGCCCCGAGCTGCCGCCGATGTACGGGCCCTCGTCGATCGCCGCACCGATCGCCCCGCGGTGCACGGTGAACAGCCCGGTGTTGACCAGGCCGTTGAGACCGCCGCCGCTCTCCAACACCTTGAGCTCCAGCGGCTCCTTGGTGGTCGGGTCCAGCCACCCGCGGTGGAGCACCCCGCGCCGGATGAACCCACCGGAGCCCGGCGAGAGGAGCATCCCCTGAAGCAGGAACTTGCGGATGTCCCGCGCGTTGTTCCGGCCGACCGTCGGGTTGTTCGACAGCAGCGGAATCGCGTCGGTCATGGCGAACGGACCGGTCATCGGGTCAGCCTCCCTGGTACGCGTGGTAGTGGTAGCCGGTGAGCAAGCCCTGATCGGTCGCGCCGGTACTGCCGAACGTGATGGTATTCGTGCTGTTGGGCGGCAGCTCGAACATCTCCGACCGCAGCAGCGCGCCGGACACGTAGGTGGCTCCCCGCAGCACCCGACCGGTTCCCGTGTCGATGGTGACCGAGTCGCCGACCGCCACGGTTCCGTCGTACTGGACGACGTCGCCGGTCGACTCAAGACGGACGTACGGGTTGGTCAGCCCGGTGCCGCCGGTGCCCGCCATGGTGAAGTTCACCGGGGCGTAGTCGTTGCCGAGGTTCTGCACCACTAGCACGCCGCCGCCCGCGCCTGCCGACTGCTGCCACTCCACCCCGCCGCCGGACGTGCCCGCGGTGCCGTTCCACAGCAGGCCGTCACCGCTCGTGCCGGTGGTCCCGTTCCACAGCAGCCCGCCGCCCGCATCCGACTGGAACGGCGTAGCGGGCCAGACATACGGGCTCCCCGACCACCAGCGCGGGTCGGCGCAGTAGAGCTGGGTCTCGAACCGGATGAGCCCCGAAGGGGTGACCACCGGCTCCAGAGCGTCGTCCAGGCGGCACCAGGTCCACCGGTCGCGCGTCCCGCACGTCCTCCGGAGCTTGTACTCGGTCAGCGCGTCCCCGGACGAGCACAGCGCCGTGAGAGCGTCGACGGCGGCGTCGGACTCCGCGCGGCTGCTCGGCATCCACGTGCCCTCGTCGATCGTGATCACGCGGGCGCTGGCGTAGCTGCCGCCCGCCCAGTCACCACGGCCGCCGATCTTCGGGGACTTGTTCGTCCTGGGCGACGTCCGGCCGGACCACCCGCGCACCCGGTTCAGGTAGCGCGGCGCGGTGCCGTCACCGAACGCCATGCCGTCCAGCGTCCAGACGTAGGGCAGCAGCACGGGAACAGCCACGGTCACCGACCCCCTTTCAGCGTGCGCTCCAGGCTCCGCGAGACCTTGGCGGTCAACGCGTCGATGTCCATCGACGGCGGCGGCGTGATGTACATGTTGATCGTGATGTTCGGCGCGACGGCCGGGTCCGGGGTCTTGATGTTGACCGTGCGCTCCAGCGCCAGGTCCGCGGACTTCGCCCGGCGCAGCAGATCCATGCTCTGCTGGTTGGTGGCGATGTAGCTCGTCTGGCTCGGGAAGCTCAGCTCGGGGCCGCGCTCACCGGTCCACGCCGCGCCGGCCATCCCCGGCAGCGCGGGCAGCGTGCCGCCGGTCGCCCGCGTGCGCGGGCCACCTCGGCGAGCCGACGAGAACTGGTAGCCGCCGGTGGCGTTGAGCGCCGCCTGCGCCTCCCCGCGGGGAGCCACCGGCACGCCGGACGTGGTGTAGACGGTCCGGTAGGTCACCGTGACCGTCTTGTCGGTGAGCGAGTCCATCCCGCTCTTGACCCGACCGATTCCGGACTCTGCATTTGTCGTGTTGCTGAACACGACCACCGTGCCGTCGCTCATGTGCGTCACGGTGTAATTCATATCGATCAATTTCTTTTCCGCTTCCGCGGTGATCGACGTAATGCGCACCGGAGTGTCCGGCGGCATGGACTTCAGCCTGGACGTCAGCGTGTCGACGTCCTTTTGGGTGTTCACCGCGCTGCCGTAGTCGGTCACCATCGTGACCGCCTCCTTCGGCAGCAGGCCGTATTTCGTGGCCAAATCCTTGGCCTGGTCGGCGCTGAGCCCCATTTTCTGGGCGAGCGCCACGAATTCGTCGCGCTGGACCTGGAGGGTCGAGTTCACCTGCTTGGCCGCAGCCTCATAGGTCATGCCCCCCTGCACCAAGCCGTGAATGGACGTGGCAGCAGTCGCGAATCCGGACTGGAGACCGACCAGGTTGTTCTGAAGGTCGGAGCCATTCTTTGTCCAGGTGCTCACCGTGCCGTCGGAGTTCAGCAGCGCGTCGCCGAACCCGTTGGCCGCGAACTCGGTGTCGGTCAGCGACGACGCCATGTTCCGCAGGATGTCGTTGCTGGACTGAATGGCTTCCTCGAACGACGGCGTGCGGCCGTTCAGCCGGTCCATCACCCCGATCAGCGCATTGACCTTGTCGGTCACCGACGCCAACGGCGTGTACATGGTGGTCCACGCGTTGCGCAGGGTGGCGCTCGACGCGGCCGCCTGCTCCATCGCCGGGGTCGTGGACTTGACGCTGGCAGCCGTCGCGGCCGACGCCGCGGCCAAATCCTTGTTTGCCTGGACCGACGCACCGATCTCGCCCCGGTTGTCGTAGAGCGCTCTTTGCATGTCGTCGGCCGCGTAAGCGACCGTGTCCATGGCACCGGACTCGTCGGTGTGAGCGATCTTCAACGCATTCAGCTTGCCGTTGAGTTCGTCCGCGGCACCGGCGTTGCCCAGATAGGCATCGGTCACCAATGGCAGGCTGACGCCGATCTCTCGGGCGATCTGGAGGACGTTCTTTCCGCCCTCCCCCGCTTTCATGTCCGCAAGGGACTTGGCCGCCGTAGCGCGCACGTTGTCGTCGATCGCGCCTTTTGAATCACGCAGCGCGGAACTCAGGTCGGAAATACGCGTCTTGTGCTCGGCCGCTTCCTGGGCCGCACGCTGCTGCGCCGCACCCAGGAAGCCGAGCCCGACGGTGAGCGCGGCCGCGGCGATGTTGCCCGGCGTGAACAGGTCGCCGAGCGCGCTCATTCCGGCGGCGAACTTCCCGCGAGCACCCTCCGCTTCCTTCAGCTTGGTTCCCACGCCGCTGAGCCCGGTGGTCAGCTTCCCGAACGTGAGCATATCCATCGCCTTGAACGCACCGACGGCCATCGCCAGCGGCCCCAGCCAGCC